GACACTGAGAAAGAAAAGTGCAGGATGGGTGTTATATACAAGAATAAAGAGAAGACTTGGTATCTCACTAGAGACTATTACATGTGGCTCAATTTCCTTCCCATCTATAATAAGGAGATTGCGCGCTTTGGTTTCCCAGATGTAAGGGATGCTCAGTACCACATGGCACTGTACGAGGATTTAGCCAAGTACAGTTATAAGCATGTAGCTATTCTCAAGAAGCGTCAGATTGCATCTAGCTATTTCCATGCAGCTAAGATGATTAATGGATTTTGGTTTGAGGAGGGTTGGATCAACAAGATAGCAGCGAGTCTAAAAGATTACATTAACGAGAAAGGAACATGGCGTTTCTTAGATGAATACCGCAACTTTCTCAATACACATACTGCGTGGTACAGACCCACCCAACCAGATAAGACCTTCAACTGGGAACAGAAGATTGAGATATCTCAAGGTGGTAGAAAGAAAGATGTGGGGTTGAAGTCAGTGATGATAGGTGTCACATTGGAGAAAGATCCTACCAATGGTGTGGGTGGTCCATGCTCCTTCTTCTTCCACGAGGAAGCTGGGATTGCACCGCGTATGAATGAGACCTTAGAGTACCTACTACCTGCACTTAAATCTGGTATGATATACACAGGTATGTTTGCAGCTGCAGGCTCAGTGGGTGACTTGGATCAGTGCGAACCACTCAGAGATCTCATCTTCAACCCTGATTCCAAAGACGTACTAGCGGTAGAAACCAATCTTGTGAATGACAATGGTGATACAGGTCTGTGTGGGTTGTTCATACCAGAGCAGTGGAGTATGATTCCCTGTATAGATGAGTATGGTAATTCATTAGTGGAGAACTCCCTGGATATGATTCTGGAGGAGCGTAAGAAGTGGAAGAAAGATCTTAAATCAAATGATTATCAACTTCGTGTATCGCAGAAGCCCATCAATATTGAGGAAGCATTTGCATTCAGGAAGTCTTCAGTATGGCCCCTCCATTTGATCACAAGTCAACTACGGAGAATAGAGGAGAAAGAATATTACTGTGAGGCTGTCGAACTGATACGTAACGATACTGGTGAGATAGAAGCAAAGTCTACAAAACGTTTGCCCATCATGGAGTTTCCTTTGTCTCCTAAGACTGAGAACAAGGAGGGGGCCATATTGATATGGGAAAAGCCCATAAAAGATTCACCATGGGGTACCTATTACGCATCTGTGGATCCTGTGGGTGAGGGTAAAACAACAACCTCCGATTCCCTGTGTTCTATATTTATATACAAGAATCCCCTACAAGTAACCAAACGCAAGGTAGATGGTAGTGTGGATAATCATGTTGAACAAGATAAAATTGTAGCATCCTGGTGTGGGAGATTTGATGATATCAATAAGACCCACGAGCGACTAGAAATATTGATTGAATATTATGGTGCCTGGACAATTGTAGAGAACAACATCTCTCTGTTTATCCAGCACATGATTCATAAGAAGAAACAGAAGTACTTGGTGCCCAAGTCACAGATCCTGTTTCTCAAAGACCTGGGCTCTAACAACAATGTGTTCCAGGAGTATGGATGGAAAAATACAGGAGTTCTCTTTAAATCGCATTTGATATCCTATGGAATTAATTATCTGACAGAAGAGATTGATACGGAAACCAAACCAGATGGTACAATTGTAAAGACAACTCACGGGGTCGAACGTGTTATGGATCCCGTACTACTAAAAGAAATGCAACAATATAGAGAGGGTCTAAACGTGGATAGACTGGTTGCATTTTGTGCATTAGTAGCGTTTGCAAAGGTTCAACAATCTAATAGAGGATTACCACATAAGGTTGAAACTGAAACAAAACCAGGTCAAAACCCCAAAAAGTCAGATAATTTGAGTAAATTAAATATAAGTCCCTTTCGTAATTTGGGCAAACCTGTGTCTACTGGTAACAGTAAAGTATTACGACAAGCATTCAGAAATTTAAAATAATAAAGCTATGCCATTAGTAATCAACGCAATGCAAGCTAAAGCTGGTGTGAAGACAGATCACACCAGGATGGGCACACTTACCCAACCTCTACAGTTTTTACCTAAAGCTCAGAAAGATGGTGAGTGGGGTGCATGGAATATGGACTGGTTTGAGATGGAGGGTCTACGTCAAATCAGGAGAAATGCGCGTAAGCTTTTGAAGAACTACAAGCTTGCTAATGGGATTATTGATAAAACTGACTATGTAGTAGAAGAGGATAATGACTATGCAGATATGATTGACGTTCTCACGCGCGAGGACGCATCTGCGATGGAGCTCAAGTTTTATCCGATTATTCCTAACGTAGTCAATGTAATGTGTGGGGAGTTTGCTAAACGTACTGATAAAGTACAGTATATAGCAACCGATCCTACAAGTTATAATGAAATGCTTGAGCAGAAGCGCATGATGATTGAACAATCATTGGTGCAAAGTGCTGAAATGGAACTAGCACAACAGCTTATTGCTCAAGGAGCAGATCCTGAATCTGAAGAGTTTCAACAAGCAATGTCTCCTGAGAACATTCGCTCTCTTCCTGAAATTGAGGAGTTTTTCAAAAAGAACTACAGGTCATTGGTAGAACAATGGGCTAATCACCAGCACGAAGCTGATTCTGAAAGGTTTAAGATTAAAGAATTGGAGAATCGAGCATTCAGGGATATGCTCGTTACCGATAGAGAGTTTTGGCATTTCCGCATGGATGAAGATGATTATGAGATAGAAATTTGGAATCCTGTACTTACATTCTATCACAAATCACCTGACATCAGGTACATCTCCCAAGGAAACTTTGTAGGAAAAATAGAACTGCATACTGTGTCAGACATTATTGACAGGTATGGATATTTAATGAACGATGAACAACTTAGATCACTTGAATCAATCTACCCCAAAAAAGCAGCAGGGTACCCTATCCAAGGTTATCAGAATGACGGTACTTTTTATGATGGCACCCGTTCTCATCAGTGGAATGTTAGTAGTCCTAGTCTTGGGTTCCGTCAGTTTACTAGTGTTAACGATTATTTCCTTGCTGCTGGTGATGACATTATCACCAGAATTCTTAACGAGAGTGAAGACCTTCAGGACTTCGGAACGTACCAACTCCTCAGGGTCACAACCGTCTACTGGAAATCGCAACGGATGGTAGGTCATTTGACCAAAGTAGACCCAGAAACAGGTATGAAATTCCACGAGATTGTAACAGAGGATTATGTAATTTCAGTTCCTCCTGTGTATGATACTCGTATAAACAAAACCAAAGATGAAACAACTCTCATACAAGGAGAACATATCAAATGGATTTGGATCAATCAAGTATGGGGAGGACTCAAGGTTGGACCTAACCGACCTAGCTTTTATGGTAATGCTGATTACATGGGTATTCAACCTATATATCTTAATATCGGTCCTATTAAGTTTCAATTTAAGGGTGACTATACACTTTATGGATGTAAGCTTCCAGTGGAAGGATCTGTATTTACTGACCGTAACTCGCGTTCTGTATCTCTGGTAGACAAGATGAAACCCTTCCAGGTGGGATATAATCTGGTGAACAATCAGATTTCTGACATCTTGATTGATGAGTTAGGTACTGTAATCTTGCTGGATCACAATGCTCTTCCCAAGCACTCCGCTGGTGAAGACTGGGGTAAGAACAACTACGCCAAAGCATACGTGGCGATGAAGAACTTCCAGATGTTACCCCTGGATACAAGTATTTCCAATACAGAATCAGCACTTGGGTTTAATCATTATCAGGTATTGAATCTTGAGCAGACCCAGCGTATGATGTCAAGGATTCAGCTTGCTAATTACTTTAAGCAACAAGCATTTGAGGTGATAGGTATTACGCCCCAGCGTATGGGACAGGTGAATTCTCAAGAAACAGCGACAGGTATTGAGCAGTCCATCAATGCATCGTATTCTCAGACAGAGATGTACTTTGTGCAACACTCTGAGTACCTGATGCCACGTGTGCACCAGATGCGCACCGATTTAGCTCAATTCTACCATTCCCGCAGACCTAGCCTACGACTATCCTACCTAACTGAGTTAGACGAAAAAGTAAACTTCCAAATTAACGGAACAGAATTGCTCTCAAGAGAATTGAATGTATTCACTACAACCAAAGTGAATCATAAACAAATCATGGAGCAAATCAAACAACTTGCTATACAGAACAATACAGCAGGTGCATCCATCTTTGATCTTGCTGAGATTGTTAAAGCAGACTCTATGTCTGAAGTGACGCATGTTCTTAAAGCTATCCAAGAGAAGACTGAGATGCAACGTCAGCAAGAAATGCAGCAACAGCAAAGTTTGCAACAGCAACAAATTGATGCACAACAACAAATGCTTGAATCTAAACAAAAGTTTGAAGCTGAACAAAAAGCTCTTGATCGACAAACTCAAATTGATGTGGCTGAAATTAAGGGTGCAGGTTATCAAGTGGGTGATCAAAACCAGAATCAGCAGTCTGATTATCTGGACTCTTTGCAATATCTTGATAAGAAACGTCAAGCAGATGAAACTATTGCTCTTAAACGCGAACAAGAAGTCAATAAAAACAACCGTGAATCTCAATCGCTTAATCTAAAACGTGAGGAATTAAATACTAGAAAAGAGATTGCAAATAAGCAGTTACAGGTAGCTAAAGAAAATAAAAACAAATATGACTCAAAGCAAAAGAAAAAGTAGTCATATACTCCATAAAATTTTCTAGAGGTGAAATTTTTGTAACTCTTTAAAGTTTAAAATTGCATATATTATATAAAGGAAGACAATTAAAACCAACCAAATATGTCAACCAATGAAACCAATATGTCCGATATTAACTTGGACGAGTTCTTACCAATGCCAGGTGTCGGTGATATTCTAACCGCACCAGAAACTACAAAGACCAATGTTTTTTCCAAAGACAAACCAATGGATACGTCTTTCTTGGATGAGAAAGAAGTAAAAGTTGAGAAGAAAGAGGAAGAACAAGAGGAAACTAAACCTATTGATAAAGAGGTTCTTAATAAAGTAATCGATGACATTGTCGGAGATGACACAACTGAGAACAACAAATCAACAGGAAGACCTAAAGTAGACAAGTCAGGTCTTGTAGATACATTCTCTAAGCTTATCGATGAGGGTCTTCTTGTACCTTTCGATGATGACAAGCCAATGGAGGAATACTCTATCAAAGATTGGAAGGAGTTGATCCAAGCCAATTTTGAGGATAGGGAGAATAAAGTAAAGCAGGAAGTACCTGCATCGTTCTTTGACTCATTACCCCACGAGCTTAAGTATGCTTATAAGTATATAGCTGATGGGGGACAAGACTTAAAAGGTTTGTTCAAAGCTTTATCTCATGTAGAAGAAGTGCGACAACTGGATCCTGACAATGATACGGATCAGGAGTTTATTGCTAAGCAATATCTCAGAGCAACTCAATTCGGTAGTGAAGATGAGATTGATGAAGAAATCAACAGCTGGAAAGATTTGGGTACACTGGGTAAAAAAGCTAAACAGTTTAAACCTAAGTTGGACAAGATGCAAGAAGAGGTTGTAGAGTATCAACTTCAACAACAAGAAGCATTTCGTCAACAGCAGGAGCAAGCTGCTCATCAGTTTATGGATAATGTATACCATACTCTAAAAGACGGTCAGCTTAACGGGTTGAAACTAGATAGGAAAGTACAAGCTTTCTTATTTACCGAACTGACTCAACCTAAGTATGAATCTCTCCAGGGTCGTCAAACTAATCTCTTGGGTCATCTCCTTGAGCAATATCAGTTTGTCAATCCTCGCTATGATTTGATTGCTGAAGCATTGTGGTTACTATCTGACCCCGATGGATACAAGAATCAAATTAGGGTAACTGGTAAAAATGAAGCTACGCAAGAAACCGTGCGTAAGCTAAAAACAGAGGAATCCCGTAAGATTTCCACCTCTGTTATGGAAGAACAAGAAGAACAACCAGTACGTAGAAAAATACCAAGACAACAAAACATATTTAAACGATAACCAATTATTAACCAAATTAACACTTAGTAAAAAATGGCAACACCAGTTTTAAACAATGGCCTATTCTTGCGTGATACCCAGTATCAAGCAAGTTCACACGTTGACAGTTACCATCTTGTCAACATGTTGAGGGGCACAGAACCGATGGATATGGGTCCAGTGGACCTGTGGGCGATGGCTCAGAAAGTAGAGATGCCCCTGTATCAGATGGCTTCATTTGGTGGTAAGAACACCATCCTTGTAGACAACCCTCGTGGTGAGTACAAGTGGCAGACTCCAGTTGTTCAAGATCTCC